CGATAAGGTTATTTACGAACTGTGGAATGGTAGCAAGTGGTTATATAAATCGGAGAATGTAGAAGATGCAAAGCGTAAAGCCGTTCAATATCACCAAGAGCAATCTACCAGTATTGGTAGCAAGGCTTAATGACTTGGTAGAGGATGAAAGCACTAATTACCAAGTGCTGATTAAGATTAGGGATAGTGACAGGTCTGTTGAACAAAATTCTAGGCTATGGGAACTGTACACTAGCATAGCAAATTACTTAGGCTACTCAGCAAGTGACGTTCACGACTTAATGGGATACAAGTTCCTGCTGATTGAGAAGAACGTAGGCAGGGATAAGATTACTAAGGTGCAGTCAACTACCAAGCTATCGGTAAAAGACATGGCTGCTTATCAAGAGAAGATAGAAGCATGGGCAAGTAACTTAGGATGGAGTTGGTGATGACTAAAGACGAAGCACTAGAACAACCAGAGATAGGCGATGCTGAAATTAAACAGATGCTAAATGATATTGAGTATTATCAAAAGCGTGTTAAGGAATTGGAACAACTATTGCAAGATTATGTGTTGATATGTAAAAGATGCGGTGATGATATAGGCATTGTAATGGATGATATGTAGGCAAAAGCTAACATTATGTCCAGCATGGTGGATGAATAGATAAATGAATAGATAGGAAAAGAATGTTATTAACGATTAAGGATTACATTTTGTGCTATTCACCAGCTTACTTGCTAGGTGTGGCAAACGGATTACTGTTAGCATTGGCATTGATGCCCAGCAGATCTAGGACACGGAGATGACGAAGGATGAACGAAATCACTATGGGAGAATTGCAGATCTTGGCTGCGTTGTTTGTTTACTCGCTGGCTATGAGCATAGTCCTTGCGAAATCCATCATATTCGCACAGGAACTGGGGCAGGTCAAAAATCACATTGGAGTAAAGCTATTGGGCTATGCCCTACTCATCATAGGCTGGGTGGGTACAGGGTGGCTATCCATTCTGGGATTGAGGGTTTTGAGGATGCTATTGGCATGAGTGAAGTAGAACTGCTTGCTAAACAACTTGATTTATTAAATGGAGTAACAGAATGATATTATGTGTAGAGTGTATTAATTATAAGGCTGGTGAACGTGCGAAGGATGATATGTGCGCCCACTATGCTGAGTTTGAATTGGTGCGTGGTGAACCAAACATTGTTGACTACTGTCTTACGGAACGATCACCAGTAGGCAGATGCAGACCACAAGGATTAAACTTTAGGGCGAAGAAATCTCCAAATCTCAGCAAGATTGCGAAGAGCAATAAACTGTGATATAGTTTCGTTTGTCTAAATAGTATTTAGATACTCTTCTCCGAGTGATCTTGGACTTCGTTAGGTGGATGCTACCAAGAGCGTTGAAGCCTAGCACTTTTTATTGAACATTGCATGATGACTGATCCTTGTCATGTAATTTAGGGATGAACCGATATGGCTACCGAGTTCATGTTGAATACTAGATACAACCAAAGTCTGAGATACTTTGCCCTATAAAATCTCCTAAACATAAGGGTGTAGATATGATTAAAGGCTTACTAGATACCAAGACTACAATCCCATCTGCATCACAGATTGCAAAGAACACGCAGAACGCAATCAAGAACTATTCATTAGTGCCACAAGATCCATCTAAACCAAACACAGACATTTGGGCAAAGATGGCAAAGATGTGGCGCATCACACCAGACGAAGCTAAACGCAGACGTTGCGGTAACTGCGAATACTACGAAAATACCACTTCTATGCTTGAAGCGATGGAAGCTATCCCACTAAACAAATACGACTTATACGATGGACAGGCTCAACGTGGGTACTGCCATAAACTTGACTTTATCTGCCATAACTCTCGTGTCTGTAGCGTATGGGAAGAGAAAGAATATATTTCACCAGAAGATGATATGGAGAGCGAAGATGCGTAACATGGACAAGATTGCAGAAAAGATGGGCAAAGTAATGGGCGAGTATAAAGACAAAGAGTTGCACTCTGGCAAAGGTGGCAAGGTAGTTAAGAATCGCAAGCAAGCGATTGCCATTGCATTATCTGAAGCTGGTGTAGCTAAAAAGAAGGGTAAATAATCATGAGTAAAGTTGCAAGAGATGAAGGCGGTAACATTGTTGATTCATACGCACCATCAACATCACAAGTATTTACAGTAGGTAACACATCTGCACAATCAACAGCATTTGGACTTAATACAACGCTAGTGCGTGTATCATGCTCATTAGGTCATTGCCATGTAGCGTTCGGCACTAACCCAACAGCTTCTATTACTACTAGCATGATGATTTCCAATAACAGCACATCAATCTTTAGAGTTAATGCTGGTGACAAGATGGCTTACATCAAGGATGCAGCAGTCACATCATCAACTGTATGCGTAACTGAGTTAGTATAAATGAAGAAAGATGCACGACTAGAGAACGCTGGAGTTTCTGGCTACAATAAGCCTAAAGCTACTCCGAATCATCCTACTAAGAGCCATGTAGTTGTGGCTAAAGAGGGCGATCAAATCAAGACGATTCGCTTTGGTCAGCAAGGTGTTAAAGGTAGTCCAGAAGGAAGTAAGCGTAACGAAGCATTTAAAGCACGTCACGCAAGTAATATTGAAAAAGGTAAGATGAGTGCAGCATATTGGGCAAATAAGGTAAAGTGGTAACATAAAAAGGATCACCAACCTTCGGGAGTGATAAATCATGAGCATTACAGCAAAACTAAATCCAAGACACCAGCAATTGATCCGAGATAAGATCAATGCTGCTTTGCTTGTAGAACGACTAACAGAATGTGCGCTAGGAAGCATTGAACTAACGTCACAGCAGATGAAGGCTATTGAGATACTTCTCAAGAAATCTGTACCAGACTTGAGTTCTGTAGAGATGACTGGCGATGCAGATGCGCCAATACTGTTAAAAGTAATTACAGGTGTACCTAATGACTGATGAGCCAGATCTAGGTTACAGACCAAGACCGCCACAGTTAGAAATACATCACGCAGTAAACAGAAACAGATTTACTGTAGTTGTTGCACATAGACGTATGGGTAAGACTGTATCAGCTATCCTACATCTAATTAATGCAGCACTAAACAACGAGCAGAAAGATCCTCGTTACGCTTATATAGCACCAACATACGCACAGGCAAAGCGTGTAGCTTTTGATTACTTGGTTGAGTACACAAGACCATTGGGTGCAAAGGTAAACATCGCTGAGTTGCGTGTTGACTTTCTTGGTAGGCGAATCAGCTTGTATGGTTCAGAGAATGGCGATAGCTTGCGAGGACAATACTTTGATGGTGTCGTTCTTGATGAGATTGGCGATCAGAACCCAAAGATATGGAATGAGATTATAAGACCAGCACTAGCAGACAGAAAAGGCTGGTGTTTGTTTATTGGTACACCACGTGGTAAAAATCATTTCTCCGATTTTAAAGAACGTGCGTTAAAGGCAGATGGCTGGAAGTTCCTAGAGTTTAAGGCAAGTGAAACAGGTATCTTAGATGCTAAAGAGTTAGCAGATGCCAAAGCCGAGATGGGCGAGGATAAGTATAATCAAGAGTTTCTTTGCTCGTTCGATGCACCAGTTGAGGGTGCTTATTATGGTGCGCTACTGAATGAAGTAGATACGGATAATAGAGTTACAACTATTCCTCATGATAAATTAGCTAAGTTAGTTGTAAGCTGGGATTTAGGGGTATCGGATTCTACCTGTTTGTGGATAGCGCAAATATGCGGTAAAGAGATACAGTTAATAGATGCACATGAGAATCATGGTGTCGGATTAGATTACTATGTAAGCTGGCTGAGAGATAAAGGCTACGACAAAGCACAGCACATACTGCCACATGACGTTAGAGTAAGAGAGATGTCAACAGGCAAGAGCAGACAAGAGGTACTGATGGAAGCTGGCTTAGAGGTGTCAATTGCACCAAGCCTATCAGTAGCTGATGGGATACAGGCAGTCAGAAGGCTGTTACCTAGATGCTGGTTTGATGCAGAGAACACGAAGCAAGGTCTATCAGCACTACGGAACTATCGCAGGGTGTTTGATGAGAAGCGTAACGTATTCTTTGACACACCACTACACGATTGGGCATCGCACTATGCCGACAGCTTTAGGTACTTAGCAATAGGATTAAACGAAGTAGATGCAACTTGGTCTAAGCCGTTAAACATTAATAATAGTTGGGTGGTCTAATGAGTAAAATGACAGAAGATGAATTACTAAATGCTTGTATCACGCAGATAGATAATGCTATCGGCTACCTTGAAAC